GATCCGTCGCTTCGGCGATCACCTGAAGATTGACGCCGTCGACCCGTGTCCCGCGCCCCATCATTTGAACGTAAAGACCGGTCGACAGCGTCGGGCGTAACATGGCGATCATGTCGACGTTCGGCGCGTCGAAGCCGGTCGTCAGGACGTTCGCGTTCGACAGGCACCTGATCTTCCCCGCCTTGAAGTCTTCGATGATCTTGTCGCGGTCGGCCTTCTTCGTCTTGCCGGTTACGGTCGCCGCGCTGATCCCCTTAGCCCGAAGGCAGGCGGTCACATTCTCCGCATGGTCAACGCCAGTGCAGAAGGCGAGCCATGAACGCCGCTCCGCTCCGCGCCTGATCATGTCCCGACAAGCTGCGTCGACGACATCAGTCGCGTTCGCCGCGTGTTGTAGCGCCGCCGCGACGAACTCACCGCCGCGCCTGGCGACCGACTGAACGTCGATTTCGACATCACCCAGGCGCGCGGTCAGCGGACATAGCCAGCCGTCATCCGTCGCGGGTCCGATCCCGTAATCATAGACGGTCTTGTCGAAGAGACCGCCTTCGCCGCCGACAAGGGCGCCGCTGTCCATCCGGAAGGGCGTCGCTGTCAGACCGCAAAGCCTGACGCCTGGATAGGCGGCGCGAAGCCCCTGAAGGAATTGATTGTACATGCCTTCGACCTTGCCATCGGCCTTCGGCACAAGGTGCGCTTCGTCGATCACGACCAGGTGACGCGGCGCGAAGACGTCGGGCTTGGAATAAACAGACTGGATCGACGCGAAGATGATCTTGTGATGAACGTCGCGCTTACTCAGGCCTGCCGAGTAAATGCCGACAGGCGCTTCAGGCCAGACCTTCAACATTTGCTGATAGTTCTGCTTGACCAGTTCGCGGATATGAACGAGCATCATAATTCGCATGTCAGGCGAGACTTCCAGCGCACGGCGACAGATTTCAGCCGTGACAAGCGACTTCCCTAAGCCCGTCGCGAGATCGACGACGGGCGACCCGCCGCCCGACTTCCAATAGTCGAAGACGGCGTCAACGGATTGCGCCTGATAAGGTCGAAGGGTGATCATCGCCCGTCCCTCCGCACACATTCCAGCGCGGTCTGAAATGTCTGGTAGCCCGCTGGCTCTTCAGGGTACGAGACGAAAAGCGCCGACAGGAAGACCGCGACCAGGACACACACGACCCCCAGGACCATCGCCGCGCGCCTTGCTGGCGTGTCGGGATCAATCGTCGACAACGTGAAGAAAAGAGCGGACAGGACAAACGACAGGAACGATCCGATCGCGATCAATTCGGGATCGATGAAATTCGGGTCAAGCATAATAGTCACCCCCGGCTGCTTCGCTTCGGTTGTGATATGTCCGCCCGTCCGGAAGCGCGTAGATGACCCGCGCTTCGCCTAGGTCGGCGTCGATCTGCGCACCCGGCACGATCGACGGAATGAAGATATGATCGGCGCATCCGGCTTCCTGTGCCGCGCGGTCTAGTTCGTGATTGTGCGCGGCGTGATCGCAAACCCATTTCCCGCCGTCGGCGGGCGTCGCGAAAGCGCATGTCCGACAGTTCTTTTCGGGCAGTGTGTCGCCGAAACAGCGGTCGCGGTGATCGCAGAAACGGCACCCGAAGAAGTCCGGATCGGTACTGATCCCGGTCGGCGGGACTGAAGCGAAGACGATCCGTTCAGCCTTGCGTTCCAGGCGGACCGCCTTCGCGATGTCATATTCTATCCGTTCGAAATATAGTTCATCGGTATTCTTGTTGACCGCCATATAAAGCCCGCGATCGCGCGCCCGCTTATGCATGTAAATCATTGTCTGGGCGTAGTGTTCGGGCTTTGACTTTTCGACGCCGTGACGCTGAAGCGCGTCGAATGACTTTTGATTATGCGTCTTCATTTCGGCGACGTGAACGGTCATCGGCGCGTCTGGCAGGCCGAGAACTTCAGCGTCAAGAAAGCCGTAACCGTGACCATATGCGAACGATATTCCGATCTGTTTCGTGTCGTCGTCAGGATCGCAGTCGAGAACGTCACACCCGATCAGGCGAAGGTCGGCGACCATTCGCGCTTCCTGGCTGTCGCCGGTTTCAAACAGGCGAAGAAGGCGCCCGTCGAAGACCGCTGGCGGTGTGCACCAGCGGAAGGAATACCAGAGCGCGCGCTCGCATTCGGTGCCAAGGCGTGAAGGCGGCAAGCGGTAACCGTGACGCGGCGTCCGCTTCGCTTCATAGGCGGCTTCGATCGCGATCGCTGTCGCGGTCTTGATTTGAGGCAAAGGGGCCATGTTCGCACCTGTCATGGTTCGTCGAAGTCGATTGATTGTGAAGGTCCGGCGGGCGATCGGGGATGACGCGCCCGCCGGGAGTTCGGGCCGGCGCTACTGGTTCCAGGGCATCCCGGCATCGGCCGGGGCTTGCTGGGTCGCCTGGCCCTGCGCTGGCTGTTGCTTAGGAGATCCGCCAGTCGCGACCCGTCCGGCCTGCTGCTGCGGCGGGACAGGGTTCGTATAAGACTTGATCCCCTTCAAGATCACCTTGTCGCCAAAACTGTCAGTTTCGACTTTCGTCGTCGCCATGAACATCAGCCCGTGCAATTGATTGCTATCGCTGACCTGCGAAGGCGCACCGGTCGCCTGGACGATCCGCTTCAGGGTTTGCTGACCGATCTTCTGCGCAACAGCGTTCTGGTTCTGAATGTTCAGGTTCTGCCAGAACTTGCGACCAGCGAAATGACCATCTTCGACAGTCATTTCAAGAATGAGCATGACACCCGTCCCGGCCTTCGTCGGCTTGACTTCGCTTCCGGTGATCCGAACAAGATAGTCGCCAGCGGGAAGAACTTCCCGATCGTCTTCGACCTGATCTGTATCGATCCCGTTTCCGTTAAATAGTGCGGCCATTATGCTGCTTCCTCTTTTGCTGCGACCAGGTCTTGTCCTGGCAGATATGGGCGAAGCGCCTCATAGCCCTTGCCCTTGTCGTACTTGACGCGCGCCGGCATTCCGTAGCGGTTTTTCGCCGTGAAAGACGGCCGCGCTTCGGTGTAAATCCACCGCCAGCCGCCGCCCTCCGCGCGCTTGACCGCCTTCCCGAAACCGACGTCATCAGACTGAACGGAAACGTCCTGATTGATGAACAGGATCGCGTCGACGTCGTCTTCAAACAGGCCGTTGACATGCTTATGAAGGCGAATGTCGTACTTCGAGTATGCGCCCGATTGCGGGTCGTCGAAGCGCCCGATCGCCGAATGCGCAATATAGACGATATTCATCCCGCGCTTCGTGCGAAGCCAGTTGCAGGCCGACAGGAACTTCTGAAGCGTGTCGGCGGCGATGACGTATCCCTTTCCATACCCCGCATCTTCGATCGACGCCCATTTATTTTCCTTGCAGACGTGGCGTTGTGCCATCGCCTCCAGGCGGTCCAGGCTGTCGACGATCAGGGTCTTGAAGTCATGATCCTGCGTGAACAGGGCGGTCAGCGCCGCCATGACTTCCGACCATTCTTCGAGATCGCCAAGCGACATGATTTCAACGCCGTTAGGCACGCCGTCTTCCAAGTTCATGATCACGGGCGAGGGGAATTCCGCCGCAAGTGACGTTTTGCCAAGTCCCGGCGGGCCATAAATCAGGACGCGCGGCGGGTGAACCGACGCCGTCGTCTTCAGATTGCTAAGGTCGAATGCCATCAGGCGGCTTCCTCTTCTTCACTGTTAGGGGCGTTGATAATCCAGCCGCCGACGGCCCCGGTCTTTTCGGAAGGCTGGAATGAGATCGCGACCGGCCCGACGGGCATGATCGCAAGATGAACTTTGTCAGAATGCTTCGGCGACCAGGCTGTCGCGAAGCCGGTGATGAACCGATCGTCAGTGATGACGCCTTCGGTCACCAGTAGGTCGAAGAGAAGCTTGACGCGGTTGTCGACGTCGGCGGTCGCCGATTTGCGTTCGACATTCATCACGACAAGAACTTCGCCAGTCAGGCGGACCGATGTCTGCGCGCGCAAGACGTGGCCAGCGTATAGCTTCCAGTCGATCGCCTCGCGCGTCTTTGTCCGACCGCGCTTCCCCTTCCCCCGACTATTCGCGAACGCACGGTTCAGCGACGGCGGGACCGGAAGTGTAAGGAAGATGGGCGCACCAGCTTTAATTGACGATGAAGCTGGCGCGCCCGTTTCCATACCTGCCAAGGGCCGGGCGGTTGTGGAACTTGTCGGTCGGCGGACGGTCACCCGAAGGCCCTCCGCTGTTGAATGTTGCCGGGATTGCTGACCTTGACGTTTTTATGCAATCGACCGTGAAGCCGAAAACCGCACCCGTGTTGACCCTCTTTCGAAGGCAGGTCAGCCTGTCCCGCATTCCCGGCTGACGCAGGTAGGAGTGGCGCGGGTTGAACGTGTTCGGACGACAGGCGTTCCGCTAGGAAAACGAAGTCGATCAGTGGAAAAAGCTTCTCCGCGCGTCGAACTGAGTTTAGCGCAGTGGTGTGATCTTTGCGATTGAAGCCGCGCGCAATCTGCTTTAGCGACCACCCCTTCGCGCGAAGAATGGACATCGCAAACGACCGCGCTTCGGTGTATACTGCGAGCCGGGTCGGGCTAACTAGACCCACCAGGGTTACGCCAGGATACCGTTCCTGCGTCAAACGAACGGCCGCTTTAACGGTCGGAGAGGCTGAAAAAGTCATGACTTCACCTTGCTGCGCATCTTCGCCAGTTCCGACAGAATGGCGTCGAACGTGCTGACCCCATGCTTCGCCGCGTCGGTCGCGATATCGAAGTCGCACCGCGAAGGGATTGAGTCTCGGTGACGCCATAGCTGGGCGCGCACGTATGAAACATTCGCGCCGTCGGCGAATGCCTTGAACGAGGACCATCGCTTCTGAAAGCGGGTGACGTCGTTGTCGGTGTTTATCTTGTTAACCATGAGGCGCAACATACGGATCGTATTATTCACGTCAACATGATAAGAAAAGTTTTCCACACTTTAGGGGCTGTCCTATGAGTAAATTAGATGACGACATCGGGGCGCGGTTGACCGCCGCCCGACAGATGAAGGGGCTTTCGCGCGAAGAGGCGTCGAAGATATTAGGTCAGGGCTTCTCGCTTTCAGCGGTTCAGGCACACGAGAACGGTCGGAACGCCCTTCGGCCCAATACGATCCTGCGGTATATACAGGTTTACGATCTGGACTGTTTCTGGCTGCTGACCGGTTCAGGCGAGCCTGGCAGGCTTTCTGACACACTGAAAACCATACTTAGCGCGCTTTCAAAGGAAGACCGCGCGACCTGGATATCTATCGGAGAACGCTTCGCCGCCGGTCGCCCCGAAGTGTAAGCGTCCGCCCCGAACCTGCTGTTTTGAAGTTTTCCACAAGCGGATGATAATTTTAACTTGACGCTAATAATACGATACGTATGGTCTGCCCTGTTGGTTAACAGGAGTAGTCAAGATGAAAAACACGCAAGCGACACGTCCGGCAACAGGCTTTGTTTCACATGCAAAACGAAATGAAAAGCCGAAGACGAAAGCGTTCGTCGATCCCTTTCTTCTAGACGAAGACTTCGACAAGATCGTCGACGACGCCCGCGACGAATGCGCGGCGTTCATGTCCGATCTTCGCGCGTCCGGCTTCTTCGCTCGCAGCTTTTGATATGGCAAACCCATACGATCCAGCGGGCGTCCTGATCCTACGCTACGCACACGATCACTGGCGCGTAAAGCGCGCCGACGGATCGTTCGTCGCGCAATTTCCCATGCATCACTTCAAGACGCGAACCGACGTTCGCAACGTCCTGAAGCTTATGGCGACCGCCTTCGATCATGGCGTCGACGTCATGCTGAACAACAAACACAGGAAAGAAAACACATGACCGCCGTCATTCGCGCCCCGCTTGAAATCCGCGTTCGGCCTGACCTTGTGTCATTTGCCTGGCGTCTCGTTCCTGAAGGGGTCGCGCTTCATTTTGCGCCCTGCCCTGCCGGCGGCGTAAACGTCACCGCAACAGACGGTCGCGCGTCCGCGTCATTTTACGACCCCGACGGCTTCGCAAGTCGGCCGGCGACGATCAGGTTTCAGCGCTCGCTGATCAGGGAAATCGAACGGGGCCGGAAGAAGCTTCGTCGTGAACTACTGGTTAAGTCCAAGGCCGAGGCGCCGTGGCTTAATTCCGCCGAACTGACGCCGCTTCCCGAAGGTCTGTCGTGCAGGGTGGTCCACCTCGCCGCCGAGATCAGAAGCGATTTGCAAAATTGTCTAAGGGATGCAGCATGAAATACGAAATCAAAAACCGCTGGACACAGCAGGTCCAGTTCACGGCCGAAATCGATTGCGATGAAGGCGCAAGCGTGCGCATCAAGTTGGGGCTCGCAATAAAGGTCGCCCTTAAAGGCGGTGCCGATCTGCGCGGTGCCTATCTGCGCGGGGCCGATCTGTGCCGTGCCAATCTGAGCTATGCCAATCTGAGCTATGCCAATCTGAGCTATGCCAATCTGAGCTATGCCAATCTGAGCTATGCCGATCTGCGCGGTGCTGATCTGCGCGGTGCTGATCTGGGCAATGCCGATCTGAGCAATGCTAATCTGCGCGGTGCCGATCTGCGCGGTGCTGATCTGGGCGGACTAATTTTGCTCGCTCGCGCCACCCGCTCGGACGGTCACGAATATTTCGCGTGGTCCTCAATTCTCGGCGGCATGGTCATTAAAGCAGGTTGCAGGACATGGATTGGCGAGGATGCAATTGAGCAGGCCCGCGAGCATTGCCAGACGACAACATACGAGCATTACCGCGCTGAGGCGTTGCGGATTGTGGATTTTGTTGAAGCGGCGAGGGCTGCGGCATGAGCGCTTACATTTTGCCGACCGGTAACGTGCAAATCAGCTTTAGTGGTGGTCGCACCAGTGCTTACATGCTGCACCAAATAATTGAGGCAAACGCTGGGTTGCCTGAGTGTTGCAGGGTCGTTTTTTCTAACACGGGCAAGGAGCGGCCCCAAACTCTGGATTTTGTTAGAGAGTGTGGCGTCAGGTGGGGGATCAACATTGTTTGGGTCGAGGATGGTGATCGCTCTGACGGACCCATTTTCAGAACAGTGTCTCACAATTCTGCCAGCAGGGATGGGGAGCCTTTCGAGCGGCTCATTCGCCGGAAAAAGGCGTGCCCAGACCAATCTAAACGATTTTGTACCGAGCACCTCAAGATACTGCCAGCGCGCCGCTACCTGATCTCTGAGGGCTGGAAGGGCTGGACTAACGCTGTTGGATTTCGGGCCGACGAGCCTACTAGGCTAAGGGCGTCCACAGATAAGCGTGTCGTTAGGTGGTTTCCGCTCGCAGACGCAGGGGTGTCCGTTCAGGATGTATGGGACTTTTGGGAGACGCAACCCTTCGATCTCGCTCTACCTAAGGGCGGCGGAAATTGCACAGGTTGTTTTTTAAAGTCTGAAGCACAACTGGCCGCGTTAGCGCGAGATGAGCCTGATCAACACGACTGGTGGGAGCGGATGGAGGCTTTGGCGTCCAGTTTAGCTGCGTCCGGAGTGGCGAGGTTCCGCGCTGAATATTCCCGTCAAACGCTCAGAGAAATGGTGGAACGTCAGGGCGATTGGATATTCGACATGGAGGGGGCTCTCTGTCAGGCGAATTGGGGTGAGTGCAATGGCTGAATCAAGCGCCTGCGACCGCTGCCAGCCAGACCTCCTTTATCCCGCTACACTACGAAACTCT